CCTTTTTTTAGGTTTAATGGCGATGCTGGTCTCAGAACGGTATCAGCTGATATTTCCAGAGACGAACAAATACACGTTGCCACTAACTCTCTCGTATGTGCTGATATGGGTCTTACTCCTAGTAAATCTCTGGATAAACTTAGGAAAGCCACCATTAACTGGATCATGGAGCCACTAAGTAAGAATACCTATGGCGATAAATATTTAAGCAAAAAATTCTGGCTGGATTCTAGCGATAATCTTATGTATAACGGCAAGGCTCCTGAGCTATCCGAAACTAAGTCAGCTCGGATGCCAGCGTTCTTTGAACATAGCAATGTCAACCTACCCCAATACTCTTGAGTCCATACTTGGACCAAACTTAGAGTCAATCCTCGCTGAACTTGAGGAAATCTACCCACCAATTACACCTAACCCTGATGAAACAATGGAAAAGATTATGTATAGATCAGGTCAACGCTCTGTTGTGGAGTGGATAAAAGATCGAGTCAATGAGGAATAAATATGGGAAGAGCAAGATCAAGACGTAGCCGAGGCAAGTCTGGAGGTCAAGGTAGCGGAGGCTCTGGAAAAGGTAAAGGTACTGGAGGCTCAAGAGGTAGATCGTCTAGTAACAGAGGCGGTCAAGGTGGTGGAGGCTCTGGAAAGGGTAAAGGTTCTGGAGGTTCTCAAGGCAGATCAAATGCCAATAGGAATACCAAGAAGAACAACAACCAAGTCAAAATTAATAAAGCCAAGGAAGCTGAAAAACAAGTACGTGTAGATCGTAAGAACGAACGGTTAAAGAAACAGTTTGGTCTCGACTACAACGACATGAACGATAGTTTTCGAATTCAGATTAATCCTAGTCAATGGCTTGGTGGTTTTACAAAAGAAACTGGAATACCTACAGGACTAATAAGTAGAAATCTTCCAGGTTTTCTTAAAAACATGGCTATTGACCACCAACTTAAGTCACCTAACAAACTACAAGTACACCCAAGTAATAGTAAGTGGGGTGGTGGAGTTACTAAGGATCAACTACAAGCTCAAGAATCAAACACACCCGAACAAGTAATAAAACAACCTACTGAAAATATGTCATTAATAGCACCAGCAGCCAATATGGGTCTACGTATATTGGCTGGTCTCAATAATAAAAATAAAGCAAAAGGAAAACAACCAGATTTTTCTTTAACTGGTAAGAGTGGTATTGATTGGGCTAACCAAGTACCCGAAGGTTTAGAAACATTTAGTCAAGACGATTTCGTAAAGAACTTTGGAGCTGACAGTGGATATGTCAGTGATATACCTGTTGGTGAACAGTTTAAAAATGTTGACTGGTCTAACTTAGATACAAGCTCACCATATAGTGGGGTCACTGCTCAAGCAATGGCTCAGAATGAATTAAGAAAAGGTGGCTTCGATCCTTATGCTTGGAATGAACCTGCCTTTGGACAAGAAACATCATTATTAGGAGACCTAACTAATAAGATAAGGACAGGTCCAGATGGTTTAGCTGCTGTACAAGAACAGTTAAAACCACAACCAACAGCACCTCTTAAACCTTTTGGAGGTGTAACAGCACAAGCAGCTGGTCAAAATGAATTAAGAAAAGGTGGTGTAGATCCATATGCAGGTATGGGTGATCCAAGCAACCCAAACAATCAACTACTAACAGAAGTAACTAATCAGATTAGAAATACTGGTAGTGCTGATGGTGCTGGAGCTTTGGTGAGCTCGGCTACAGGTGATCCTAATAACCTTTTAACTGCAGCTCAACCATACAGACCTGGTGGTGCTAAAAATCCAACTGAAGTTATATCCCCTCCTTTAGGTGGTGATCCTCCTTTAGGTGGTACACCTCCTTTAGCAGGTACACCTCCTTTAGCAGGTACACCTCCTTTAGCAGGTACACCTCCTTTAGCAGGTACACCTCCTGCAGGTGGTGGTATGACAACCCAAGGTGGTGGCACAACTGCTACTAGCAATCAATCAAGTGGATTTGGTGGTAGCTTTGATGACTTTATGAAGTTCATGATGATGATGAATTTCATGGGTGGTGGAATGGGAGGTGGCCAAGGTGGTTACGGTGGAAGTCAATACGGCTACGGTGGTCTTAATCCAGGTGGTGTTCAACAAGCACATAATCCATTTGAACAAGTTCAAAGTTCATGGGATTGGGTTAATAAGAACTTTGGTGGTAGTGGTTCTTCACCAGTAACTACTAATAGTACAAACATATAATAATTAACAATGACAGCAAAAACTAGGTATGACTATTTATCCAGCGACCGTACCCAGTTTCTAGATGAAGCAGAACAAGCAGCAGAATTAACTCTTCCATATTTAATACTTAAAGATCAATACTCTAAGGGGATGAGACAACTCCCTACTCCTTGGCAGTCTATAGGAGCTAAGTGTGCAGTGACATTGGCAGCAAAACTAATGCAGTCAATGTTACCTGTACAGACAAGCTTCTTTAAATTACAGGTTGATGAAAGTCAGCTTGGACAAGAGTATGGTCCACAGATTAAATCAGAACTAGACTTATCATTTGCAAAGATTGAACGCACTATCTTAGAAGCTATCGCAGCATCTAATGATCGTGTCATAGTGCATGAAGCCCTACTACATTTAGTTGTAGCAGGTAATGCACTTATCTTTATGGATAAGGATGGTCTGAAGTTATATCCGCTTAACCGCTACGTCGTAGAACGAGATGGAAACGGTAATGTGATTGAAATAGTTACGAAAGAAACTATTGCTAAACAATTAATAGCTGATCAATTACCAGAGGATATTCTTAAAGAGTATGATTCTGTAGTTGATAGCTCCCCTGATAATGTTGATGAATGCGATATCTACACCCATATCAAACGAGACAACAACAGATACGTCTGGCATCAGGAAGTACACGGTAAGATATTAGAAAAATCCCACGGGAAAGCACCTGTTGATGTGTCACCATGGATTGCTCTCAGATTTAATACTGTAGATGCAGAGGACTATGGACGGGGAAGAGTCGGACAATTTCTTGGCGACTTAAAATCATTAGAGTCACTATCTCAAGCCTTGGTTGAAGGTAGTGCAGCAGCTGCAAAGGTTGTGTTCACAGTATCTCCTAGCTCTACGACTAAACCAAGTACACTTGCTAACGCAGGTAACGGCGCAATCGTACAGGGTAGACCTGATGACATAGGAGTCGTACAGGTAGGAAAGACAGCTGACTTCAAGACTGCATTTGACATGATGCAACAATTAGAACGTCGTCTTAATGAAGCGTTCCTAGTTATGCAAGTCAGACAAAGTGAACGCACGACAGCTGAAGAGGTACGCCTCACACAGATGGAGCTAGAGCAACAGTTAGGTGGGCTATTCAGTCTACTTACTACTGAGTTTCTACTTCCATATCTACAAAGAATATTAAATCAATTCCAAAAGAATGGAAAGATCCCACGTCTACCAAAAGATATTGTTAAACCTACTATCGTAGCTGGTGTTAACGCATTAGGTAGAGGACAGGATCGAGAAAGCTTAGGACAGTTTCTGCAGATTGTTTCTCAAACAATGGGTCCAGAGGCTTTACAAAAACATATCAATCCAGAGGAAGTTATTAAACGCTTAGCTGCCTCATCAGGTATTGATGTATTGAACTTAGTAAGATCAATGCAAGAGATACAAGCTGAGCAACAGCAAGCACAACAAATGGCTATGCAGCAACAACAAGGCGAACAACAAGTCGCAATGATGAAGACTCCTATGATGGATCCTTCTAAGAACCCTGCTATAGCTGAACAAATGCAAGCACCACCTGAACAAGTATGAGCGACGAGCAAACATTATCAATGGATGAAGGAGTAGAAAGTATTTCTACTGCTGAGAATCTAAGTGAAGAAGAGCAAGACTCTTTAAGAGTTGGAGAGCAGATGGAGGCTGAGCAAGAGCCTCTATTGGCAGGTAAGTATAAAGATCCTAAAGATTTAGAAAAAGCATATACTGAACTCCAAAAGAAATTAGGCGAAAAATCTGAAGAGGTTTCACAGGAGGAACAATCAAATCCTGAAACAGAACCACCACAACCTTCTGATAATGTCCTTGATCAACTATGGACTGAAGGTCAGAACAATTCTTTAACTAAAGAAACCTTTGATAAGATTAAAGGAATGGACCCTGTTGATGTAGCTAAATTAGCTATGCAATCCAGACAAGCAGCTGGAAATAATCAACAAGGTAGAGAGTTTACTGATACAGATGTAGAACAGATACATGGATTAGTTGGAGGTCCAGAGAACTACAACAGAATGATGTCTTGGGCGCAAGAGAATGTACCTGAGCAAGAGATAAGTATGTACGACACAGTTATGGAGTTAGGTAATCCCTTGGCTGCTTACTTTGCTGTACAAGCTCTATCTCTTAAGTACTCAGACGTTGTAGGTAGAGATGCTCAGCTGGTTACAGGTAAAGCACCTAAGTCAACTTCTAATGTTTTCAATAGTCAAGCTGAGATGGTAAGAGCTATGGAAGATTCAAGATATGAAGACGACCCTGCATATCGTGCAGAGGTTATGTCAAAGCTAGAGAGATCTAATATTAATTTCTAGGTAGACATGGCGACCTGACAGTTCATCATCGCCATTCACCTATCTTTCAATTCAATGACAGTTATAACCGAATACGGTAAACAAAACATTTTCGCAAAAGAACCACCTATAGAAATCATGAACGAAAACGAAGAGAACTTTCTCATGGAACAAGCAGAAAGAACTAACGGTCAGTTAGCCATGCTTGGTTTCGTCGCTGCTCTTGGAGCATACGTAACAACTGGACAAATCATTCCAGGTATTTTTTAAACACTTTATAAATGACTACAGCCACACTAACAAAACCATTTGACAACTGGCAGCGTTTCTGTGACTGGGTTACGAGCACAAACAACCGCCTCTACTTGGGGTGGTTTGGTGTTCTCATGATCCCTGCACTATTAACCGCTGCAACAGCATTTATCGTAGCTTTCATAGCTGCACCACCAGTTGACATAGATGGAATACGTGAACCCGTAGCTGGATCTCTACTCTATGGAAACAACATCATATCGGGAGCGATTGTCCCGTCAAGCAACGCAATCGGTCTTCACTTCTACCCAATCTGGGAAGCTGCAACCCTCGACGAGTGGTTGTATAACGGAGGACCATATCAACTTATTGTATTCCACTTTCTCATCGGTATCTCAGCATATCTGGGACGGCAATGGGAACTTAGTTATCGACTCGGAATGAGACCATGGATATGTGTAGCATATTCAGCACCCGTTGCAGCATCCTTTGCTGTCTTCCTCGTGTATCCATTCGGACAGGGGAGCTTCAGTGATGGTATGCCTCTTGGTATTTCAGGGACTTTCAATTTTATGTTTGTCTTTCAGGCAGAACATAATATCCTCATGCATCCTTTCCACATGCTCGGCGTTGCAGGGGTATTCGGTGGAGCTTTATTCGCTGCTATGCATGGAAGTCTGGTTACTTCCTCACTTGTTAGGGAGACGACTGGACTCGTATCGCAGAACTATGGATATAAGTTTGGACAAGAGGATGAAACCTATAACATCGTAGCCGCACATGGCTACTTCGGGAGACTTATATTCCAATATGCTTCTTTCAATAATAGTCGTAGTCTTCATTTCTTCCTTGCTACTTGGCCAGTCGTTTGCATATGGCTTACCTCCATGGGAATTTCTACAATGGCATTTAACCTCAATGGATTCAATTTCAATCAGTCCGTAGTTGATGCTAGTGGTAGAACAGTTCCTACATGGGCTGACGTATTAAACAGAGCTGACCTTGGCATGGAAGTAATGCATGAAAGGAATGCACATAATTTCCCACTCGACTTAGCATCAGAAAAGGTAACTGAATATGCCTAAAGGAAAAGGTACTTACGGTACTAAAAAAG